AACTTCGCAATGAAAGATTTGACCCAAGCCATTTCAAAGTTATCCGAAAAGCAGAGAGAGAAAATCTTTAAAGGTGGGGCATGTTTTATGAATTTGGAAGTAATCTATCCAACTTCTGTTAATGTAATTCCTTACGGACAGGCACTCTTAGTATTCCACGGAACAATGGAATACAATGAGGATGGTATCGCAATTGGTGAGAACCAAGATGCAGCGAGAATGTTAGCTGGTATGATTAAACAAATCAATGCAGATGTTCAATCAGCTTACACAATCCAAGGCCCACCAGTAGTTCAATTACCTAAATCCAAAAACCTTTCTTCACTTAAAGGAAAGTATAACGGACAAATCTCAAAACTACAATCTAAGTTCAAATTAAAAGATACTGATGGTGTAGCAGAATATCATCAAGCTTGGTGGATGGATTTTGTGAATAAGAAATCACCATCTAAGTTGGATAACAAAACCCTAATGGGATTGGTAAAGAGATGGGCATTCTACGATAAATCATTCAGATTAGATAATAAGAACATTACTGATGAAAAAACATTAGAATGGGCTAAAGGTATTGATAAGAATGACCATGCTAAAATGGCTAAAGATAACATCAGACCATTTGAGGATATCTTCTTAGGTGTTGGAGCAGAGGTTCTATCCTTTATGAGTTCAGCACTAACTGCAAACCCTGATTCCGCAGTTAGGGATATGAAGAAAAGATTAGACCAAACCATCAAAGATGTTAAAAAAGGTGGAGACCCGAAGAAAGTTTCTAAACTTAAATTAGAGTTGGAAAGATTAAACGCAATTGGTGGAAAGAATAAGATTGTTCCAAACGAAGGTATCGTATTTGTATATGGTGGTAAGACTTTCAAATTGACTGGAACCTTTGCACCATTGAATCAGATACTCGGATTATTTTACGAATAATCTAAATCACAATACTTATATATAAGTATATATAAGATTTAGTATGGCTGAAAAACAATTCAATAGAAAGTTCATGCATCCAACTCGTAGAAAGTTGGTGGATATGGTTAATACGGGTGAATACCAAAAAGATACTCAAATTTCACTTTCCGATGTTAAAGAACAAACCAAAAGAAATGTTGGTGATGTTTGGGAAGAGAATGGTGTGATTTGGGAACAAAAAGAATATGGTAGAGTAAAACAATCTAAAGCATCTTCAGAACTTGCAAAAGTAAGGCAATTTTTACAAAAAGTATCTGAGTGTAAATCTGATATTTGTAAAAAATCAAAATATGGACCAACTGATAAAAAGTTGATTTCAAAAACAGGATATTGCTCAGTTTGTTTATCGGAAAGAGAAGCTGTAATCAAAAATGATGGTTTATGGGAAGCATATAATGAATATAAAGTTTATTCTAATATGGCTGCTTATGGAACTGAGGTTTTGGCTAAGTGGAATCAAGCCCTAAACGAAGTATCCAACATTCACGAATATATCAACGATGATGGTTCAGTTGAAAAGTGGTCATCAAATGAAGATGTTCAAACTTTGAAAGCACAAATCGAAAAAGATATTGAAAATGGTAAGAAAGAACTTATCGAAGTTATTGAAAAGAGAAACGCTGCATACGAACTCTTAAAAGATAAAAAATACGAATTAGTACAACCTTTGTAAAATGAATAATAGTAATACAAAAATATATTTAATTCTAATTGTAATCTTAGGATTTGTAGGTTACAATTTGATGGTAATGCATGATATCCAAACGGATGTTGCTGCATTTGATGAGAAGATTGAAGCTATCCAAAGTGATATTGATTCAATCGCAATTGCCAACGATGAGTTGGATATGAAAATAGAATCGTTACATTCAGAAATAGAATTAATCGATAGTGATATCGATAGAGTTCAAGGTAACATTTCAATCATAAAAAATCAGACAGATGAAAAAGTTAATAATGTTGATGTTCTTACTTTCGATGAGCTTATCAAGTTTTTCTCAGACCGTTACGGAGAGAGACTCAGTGGTGAGACTGGAAGTTCCGATAGTCAAACTGGTAATTAAGGATTTAGTAACTTTTGATGGTGTAAAACTTCAGTTAGTTGAAACACAAGAATTACTTAAATTATCAAACGATAAACTTGTATTAAAGGATAGTGTTATTTCAAGTTTAGATGGTAAGATTTTAAATCTTCAAACAATCATAGATAAAAAAGATGAACAATTTGGTTTAGAAAGTGAAAAATCTAAATCATTAGAAAAGGAATTAAAACGGCAGAAAAGAAACACCTTCTTATGGAAAATGGGAACTTTAGCTGGTGGATTACTTAGTTTATTTTTTGCAGCAGGTGGATAATTGATTTATGGTACAACAAAAGAAAACATTAAAGGAAATCATAAAGGAAGAATACCAGAAGTGTGCTTCTGACCCAATCTACTTTATGAAAAAGTATTGTATGATTCAACATCCGGTGAGAGGAAAAATTCCCTTTCACCTTTTTCCGTTTCAAGAAGATACATTAACTCAGTTTAAAGAACATAGATACAACATCATCCTAAAATCCAGACAAACTGGTATTTCAACACTAACTGCGGGATTCTCACTTTGGAAGATGTTATTCAATCAGGACTTTAATGTTTTGGTTATTGCAACAAAGCAAGAGGTAGCTAAAAACTTGGTAACCAAAGTAAGGGTGATGAATCAATATCTTCCTTCTTGGTTAAAGTTGGAAACTGTTGAAGATAACAAACTATCTCTACGATATGCAAATGGTTCTCAAATCAAAGCAACCTCAGCTGCAGGAGATGCTGGTCGTTCTGAAGCACTATCACTTTTAGTATTTGATGAGGCAGCATTCATCGATAAGATTGAAGAGATTTGGGTATCGGCACAATCTACCCTTTCAACTGGTGGTAATGCAATCATTCTATCAACACCCAATGGTGTGGGTAACTTCTTCCACAAAACTTGGGTAGGTTCTGAAGATGGAACTAATACTTTTAATAACATTAGATTGCATTGGAGTGTTCACCCAGAAAGAGACCAAAGTTGGAGAGATGAGCAAGAGGTTCTATTGGGACCTAAAGGAGCAGCACAAGAATGTGATTGTGATTTCATTTCTTCTGGTGATAGTGTTATTGAACCACAGGTACTTCAGTTCTACAAAGAAACTTATGTTCAAGACCCAATTGAAAAGGGTGGGTTTGATGGAAACCTTTGGAGATGGCAATATCCTGATTATTCAAAATCTTATATGGTAGTTGCCGATGTTGCGAGAGGTGATTCTTCGGATTATTCTGCTGCTCATGTTATTGATGTTGAGGCATCAGAACAAGTAGCTGAATATAGGGGTAAGTTGGATACCAAAGATTTTGGTAACTTCTTAGTATCTCTTGCAACCGAATATAACAACGCATTGTTGGTGATTGAAAACGCTAACATTGGTTGGGCTTGTATTCAACAGGTAATCGATAGAAATTATTCTAATCTTTACTATATGAGTAAGGATTTAAAATATGTGGATGTAGAACATCAACTTAACAATCGATATAGAGCAGAAGAAAGAGGAATGGTAGCTGGGTTCTCTACTACCTCAAGAACTAGACCTTTAATAATTTCAAAGTTAGAAGAATATGTTAGAGAAAAATCCATTATAATTCGTTCTATCAGAACTATTGATGAATTGTTTACATTCATTTGGATGAATGGTAGAGCGGAGGCAATGAGGGGATATAATGATGATTTAACTATGAGTTTGGCTATTTCACTTTGGGTAAGAGATACTGCTCTGAGATTGAGACAAGAAGGTATTGATTTAACTAAACAGGCAATCAATAGTATTTCATCTTATACTTATAGTGGAATATATGGGAGTAATAATATGGATGAAAATCCTTGGCAAATGAAGATTGGAGATTCGGTTGAGGACTTATCAAAATGGTTATAAATTTACTTTTTAATATTTATATAGTATATGTATAGTTTGAGTAATAATATCATATTGGAATGTAACGAAAGTAATCTTTCGGAGGCACTACAATATCATATAGATACTAATACTCCTTTAGTGGAGAATGTATTCAGATATGGTTCGAAAGGTTACTTTGAATTATACAATGAGGCTCGTTCTTTATATATTGGTGGAAAACTGAATTCTCTAAATGAGGATGATATTTGGTTATTGGAATCCGACTTAGGAAAGTGGGGAATCTATGAAGGAAAAAAAGTTCTTTTAGATTTTCCATTCCCAATAAATGAAGCTAAGTATCAAGGTAAGGATGTAAAACTTAACAAACCTCAAAGAAGTTCAGGTCCAAAGAAATACCAAGTTTATGTTAAGAACGATAAAGGAAATGTTATTAAGGTAAACTTTGGTGATGCAAAAGGTGGGTTATCCGCAAAGATTTCTGATAAAGATGCTAGAAAGGCATTTGCAGATAGACACAATTGTAGTGATAAAAAAGATAAAACCAAAGCTGGGTATTGGGCTTGTAACATGCCTCGCTATGGTAAATCTTTAGGTGTTACACAAGGTAACTTTTATTGGTAATGAATCCATATAAACAAGTTACTGAAAATGATGTTATTGTAAGAACCTTTTCGGAAGATGTAGAATCTGAAGAATTGGTTTGGCACAGAGACAGAAAAGATAGAGTAGTTGAAGTTGTTCAATCAAACGGATGGAAATTCCAAATGGATAACGAACTACCAAAAACTTTGGAAAGTGGAGATGTGGTAGAAATACCAAAAGAAACTTTCCACAGAGTTATTAAAGGTGAGGGAAACCTCATTATTAAAATAAAAGAATAAAGGTTATAAAATAAAGAAACAAAATGGCAGAAGCACAAAATAGTTCATTCTTTCAGAGATTAACGAAACTCTTTTCTACCCAAGCAATCGTAAAGGTTGACAAGGATGGAAAGAGAAAAGTTGTTGATGTTGATGATAGACAGCAAGGTGGTACTAACTTAATGAATTTAAGAGATAGATACACCAAACTACAAAGGTCTTTTTATGGAGACCAGATGGCAGCTCAATCAATGGCTTACCATCAAGTTAGAAGGGAATTATTCAGAGATTATGATGCAATGGATAATGACCCAATTATTTCATCGGCATTGGATATCTATGCAGATGAATGTACACTTAAAAACGAATTTGGAGAAGTTGTACAAATCAAATCAAAAAATGAAAAAGTAAAAGATATCTTAGAAAACCTTTTCTATGATATTCTTAATATTGAGTTCAACCTTTGGTCTTGGACTCGTAATATGGTTAAGTATGGTGATTTCTTCCTATTACAAGAGATTCAACCAAATGTTGGTATTATCAATGTAAAACCACTTCCAGTTTACGAAACTGAAAGATTAGAAAATACTGACCCAAACAATCCAAACTACATTAAGTTCAAAGTAAATCATGACCCCAATGGTAAAGGTGAATATGAGAACTATGAGATTGTTCATTTCAGATTACTATCAGATACAAACTTCCTTCCTTACGGAAAGGCAATGATTGAGAATGGTAGAAGAATTTGGAAGCAAGTTTCTTTGATGGAAGATGCTATGTTGATTCATAGAATTATGAGAGCACCTGATAAGAGAGTTTTCAAAATTGATATTGGTAACATTCCACCACAAGAGGTTGATAACTACATGCAAAAGATTATCACCAAAATGAAGAAAACTCCATTTGTGGACAAGCAGACTGGTGATTACAACTTAAAGTATAACATCCAAAACCTAACTGAAGATTTCTTCTTACCTGTTAGGGGTGGTGATAGTGGTACTCAAATTGATTCATTGGGTGGTTTAGAATATACTGCAATTGATGATATTGATTACCTAAAAAACAAAATGTTTGCAGCATTAAAGATTCCAAAAGCATATTTGGGATACGATGAGAATGTAAATGGTAAAGCAACTCTTGCGGCAGAAGATGTGAGATTCGCAAGAACAATTGAAAGAATCCAAAGAACTCTTATCTCAGAATTAACTAAGATTGCAGTAACTCACTTAGCAGCTCAAGGTATTGAAGGACGGGAAATGGTAGATTTTGAATTAAATTTGGTTAATCCATCTACAATCTATGAGCAAGAAAAAGTAAACCTATGGAGTGAGAAAGTTAGATTAGTTTCTGATATTACTCAGTTGAATATGGTTTCTAAAGAATGGGCATACAAAAATATCTTCAACTTTAGTGATGATGAAATTGATTATCAGAAAACAAATCTTATCAATGATATCAAAGATAGATATCGTTATCGTATGATTGAGGATGAGGGTAATGACCCTGCAATGCAATCAGAACCAACTGATGTTGAGGATGAGTTGGAAGAACTTAAATCATCATTATCTCAGGATAAAGGTGGTAGACCAAAGGAGGGAAACACATATGGTAAAGATAAACACCCATATGGTAGAGACCCTTTAGGTGCAAAGGAGAATCAAAAAGCGTTATCAAAAAATGAATCTTCGGTTTCAAGAAGTGCTAAAAATGCAGCTAAAGCTTATGTAAATGGAGTTTCATCAAAACGAAAATTAATGAGCGAAACTGGTGATTTTTTAGATGATTCAAATTTGTTAGATGATTAATTTTTAGGAAATCAAAATTAACTTATATTTATATACGATGTAATATCGTATATTGGTATATTATTATAGGATAAAAAACATAATGAAGAGGGTAAAACATTCAAAATTTAAGAATACAGGTATTCTATTCGAACTTTTGGTGAGACAAATCAC